CCTGCTGTACCTGCAACCGGAGTAAAGTTCGTTCCCATTTTTTTATTTATGGCATTACACACATATTCACAATTAGCTAACTGTCCCATAATAATTCCTTAACTTGTTGGTGTTGATGGTGTAGGTACAAACACAGACCCAAGAAAACGATTCTCGCTAGCTTGAAACTCAAATATACCCTTACCGACATCACCATTGCCTCTATGCACCATCAATCTAGTTTCGTAATCAATATTATTCCTGCCGCAGTGGAAATCAATAACAGCAACTCGTGCTGTATTAGGAGAGCTTCGACTCCCTAATCCTAAGCCTACATTGGCTTCACTGACATCGGCTCCAATAATAACAGCGCTATGGGCAGGTATTAGTCTACCGTCCGAGCTAAATAATGCCGGTACATTGGGTGTTACAACAGATACACTAGCACCTAATATAGGCACACCACCGGCTTGCCCCTTTTCGCTCTGTTTAACCTGTGCATCATTTGTAACATTCCCCAAACCAATATTAGCTTTAGTTATATTAACATTCCCTATTTTGTAAGTAGATTCAGCCTCTCCTTTTATACCTGTTACCGCATCGGTATTATCAATCTTACCCCAACCACTTGCATTTGCTACCAACCAGTCACCAACCGCAAAAGATATACCGGCAAAGGTTCCAGCGGTTGATACTAAATAGAAGTTGCCCTGATTAGCTGTATAACCTGTAGTTGCTGTTGTGTTATTTGTCAGAGTGATAGTGTTATTTGTAGTACCTAATCTTGTTTTACCATTATCTGTTAATGTAGCTAGAGCATTTGACGCATTGACACTACCTGCATGGAGCATTTGCCCCAAGATAGCATCCGGCATATTGGATAATAATAATTTAGTGTTAGCGTCAAGTGCTGCATAACCGTTGGGCTGCCCCTTACTCGATTTGTCTTCTCTTGCATTTATCTGGGCTTGTAGCTTGCCCAAAGCCGCTAATAACCTATCCCCTGCTGCTATAGCTACATTAGTACCGTTTGCAAGACCTGTTAATAAAACATTGCGAACCGCTCTAGCAATATTCGCTGGAGTCCATTTTCTTACACTTGTAGATGTACCTGCGTCAATTTCCGTATCCGTAACTGCTGTTTGTGCATTCTCTTTTGCATTCCATGTGGATTTCTCTGTATCTGTTACAAAGCGGTTATTTGCGTCTTGAGTTATTATACTAGCAGGGTGATTTGCAGGGTGTGTATATACAGTGTTAGGTGGTACTGACCAAGTACCATCTTGTCGCAGATATTTAGTTACAGTTGTCTCATTTGGTAACTGTGGGGTAAGTCCGTTGGCTGTCTTTGATACTACATCACTTGCTATTATTCTTTCTCTTACTTTTGCATCTTCTAGTGTTAACCAATCGTTGTTTCTATTTACAAAGACAGTTTGATATTCGGTTAAATAAAAACTCCCGCTGTTTGCAAAACGACCTATCCTCTTATACACTTTAGCCGTGTTCCGCAAAGTAAGAGTAAATGCCTCCGGCGTAAAGAAGTCACCGTCTCTTGTTCCCTCGATATATAATGTAGTTTGGTTTGGAGGGTTAGTTCCGTTTCCTGTTAGTACAGGGATAGCCGCATTATTCCAATATTGTCCGATTGCAAATTTCCAGTTTGTCACGCCAATGCTCATTCGGGCAAATACTGATCCTGCATAAACGGCTCCGGCTGTCCATGCTGTAGTAGTTACACTCGCATATCTTATGTTCTCTATCAACGATATTTTCCGGGGTGTAAAAGTTCTTGCCCCCGCAGCGGATGAACTTGTAGTAGCGGTTATTTTGTCTATAGTTCCGGTCTCTGTTATACCAATAAGAGGATAACGCCCCTCCGCAACCGTACTATTGGTTGGATTATTTACTATGTACTGATTAGCTGCCGCCCCATAAACATTTGTAATACTGGTAGTATCGGCATCGGTTGAATCTTGCGATCCTATTTGCAAGAAGTAAGTGCCGTTATAAATATACATTAGGGTTTGATTTGTAGCAGCTCCACCAACGGATGCAGCCGGTTGCGCTCCGGCTGCTACACCGTTACCTAATCTAACTTGTATTGCACCCAAACTATTAATATTAAAAGTAGGATTTGCAACCGTATTGCCTAGAGTATATTTTACAAGCAGTATTTTATCTTGCAATTGCGATAATGCTGTAATTCCGGTTATACTCAATACTTTAGCTGCTGTGGCGGCTGCTGTTTCTACTGTAGCCCGATAAAACAGAGATTCTTTGTTATTGACTTCTGTTTTGGTTGCGGAATTTGTAATCAAGCCATTTATTTTTTGTCCTATATCCTGCACCCATTGTGCTATTGTGCGTGATAAATTACCAGTGGCAAATTTATCAATATTTTCTGTAGTGCCTATTGCAATATTAGCTGCTGTAATTTGAGTTATATTATGCGTGTGATTTCCTACTGCCGCTGTAGTTGCTGTAGTACCTATTTCTAATGCAGTTGCATTATTAGCAATGTTATCTAATTTTTGTTTATCGTTTGATGACATTAACCCTGCTGCTGACTGGGTGGCGACACCAGGATTAACCTGTGCACCATCAGCAACATTTAATATTGTTCTAACTTGAGCCGCTGTTAAATCTTCTGGTACACCAGCGGAAGTTCTGCGTCCTTTGATTGTATTCGCTGCCATGTTTGCTTGTTTTGCATTAGTTACAGCAGCGTCTTTAATACCAGCAGTTTCTATTTGAGGTCCATTATCAGCTGTACCATTATGTGTATGCCCTGCTGTACCAAGTCTTGATATAAGCCAAGTAAACATCCGCCATGTATTTTGCAAGAATGTACCGAATGTTATTGCGGTAGTAGATGGCGTGTATTTTGTCGCCGTAGTATCTGCCTGTACATCTGCTATTTTAGCCGTAGTAACCGCTTTATCTGCAATTCTCTCTATTGATAAAATTCCTTTGGTAATATTAGCAGCATCAGTTGTATCGACATTAGCTACATTGCTTAATCCCACTTGCGCTTTAGTCACATTGTGTGGATTGTTTGTGTTACCAATGTGGTTGTTTGTATTAGTTACTATTTGGGATGTAACTCCGGAATTTAGCGCAGCTATTTGGGCAGCAGTAAATGGAGTGTCGTTTATTTTATATTCTTTTATCCACATATTTGAAATAAACTTAGCTCGCCATACAGAATTATCACTTTCAATAAAAATTGCATAATCATTATTAGATGGTGTACCTGATACACCATCGATAAACCACGGTCCAGATTGTAATGCTGCAAATGTAGCCCATTGTGTATTTACCGTGGCAGTGGCAGTTACATACCTTGCAGCCATGTTTTGTATAGATGAATTTACAAAATTCTTGTCGGCCAATTGGTTACTGGCTGTAGCCTGACTAGGTATCTTACCCTCAACTGTTGCAACCCTGTCTGTTACATTTGTAATAGAATTATCAATCGATTCTTTAGCGCTATTCACATATTCTTTAGCAGCTGCAAGCGCATCTTCATCGCCCTGTTGTCTTGCCTGCTTTTCAGCAGTAATTAGTTGATCCAATCCTTGGTCGCCCTGCTGCCTTGCCTGTGTTTCAGCTGCAATCCGCTTGTCTAATGCTTCGTCAGCTTCCTGCCTCGCCTGTTCTTCCGCAGTAATCCGCTGATCCAATTCTTGGCCGGCTTCCTGCCTTGCCTGTGTTTCAACTGCAATCCGCTTGTCTAATGCTTCGTCAGCTTCCTGCCGTGCCTGTTCTTCCGCAGTAATTCGCTGATCCAATTCTTGGCCGGCTTCCTGCCTCGCCTGTGTTTCAGCTGCAATCCGCTTGTCTAATGCTTCGTCAGCTTCTTGCCGTGCCTGTTCTTCCGCAGTAATCCGCTGATCCAATCCTTGGTCGGCTTCCTGCCTCGCTTGTGTTTCAGCTGCAATCCGCTTGTCTAATTCTTCGTCAGCTTCTTGCCGTGCCTGTTCTTCCGCAGTAATTCGCTGATCCAATTCTTGGCCGGCTTCCTGCCTCGTCTGTGTTTCAGCTGCAATCCGTTTGTCTAATTCTTCGTCAGCTTCTTGCCTCGCCTGTTCTTCCGCAGTAATTCGTTGATCTAATTCTTGGCCGGCTTCCTGCCTCGCTTGTGTTTCAGCTGCAATCCGCTTGTCTAATTCTTCGTCAGCTTCCTGCCTCGCCTGTTCTTCCGCAGTAATTCGCTGATCCAATTCTTCGTCGGCTTCTTGCCTTGCCTGTATTTCTGCTTCAATTAGTTCGTGCAGCTCCGCAGCCTTAGCAATGTTCTTTTCTGCCGCTTCTAGCAGTTCTGGCAAGTTGTGGATATTATCTACATTAAAATACTTCAAACTATTCCATCGCGTTTTGCCGTCCCCAATTTTTAAAAGTATTCTCCCGTCCAGCGTTTCTTCCATTGCCCAAACAGCTCGCGGTATCCTCGGATTATTCTTCTGCCACTCCGCACTATTCCCGATAAAGTTTTTTGCAATAACCTTCAACCCTTCTTTTTTCATTTTTCACCCTCCATTATTTAATACCCAATACTCTCAATGGGTTTTCTTCCTCAACCGCTTTCTGAATATCCCGCTTTGCAGCAACCGGCAAGCCTGTCAGGAATCCAAAAGCTTCAAGCGCGGCATCGCCGCCTTTCTTCCAGTTCTTATCCGATATCGCATTTACCGTTTTAAACGCGGAATCCACTACCGGGAAATTACTGCGGTTGAAATTCCTTATCTTCCCGGTCTTCAATAAATCTTCCGCCGCAAATGAAATCCTCGTTCCCGCCATCGGTATCATTTCCAACGGCATTATCAAAGCATCTATGGCGCGGTTTTTCGGATCAAGTTTTTCATCCTCGTCATCGCGCATGGCGCCTATGGTTATTGCTATTAGTGCGTACAAGCCCCATGTCCAAAGTCCCTGCAGTATTCTTCCGTTCTTAAAGTTTACCGGTGTGTCAACAAACAACTGTTGGAATATCGATACAATCGGTGTTTGGAATTGTTGAAGCATTCTAAAAAACGGATCTTTGCTGCCTTTCATTAATTGCGCTTGATCCATAAGCACCGATGACGGCTGGCAGTCTCTTACTACCTGATCCGCATGGTGTACGGCTTCCCTTTCAATCTGCTGTGCTGTCATGGTATCGGATGCGGTCTTGTTCAAATCCGCAAGTTTTTGCTTGTACGCCGCAAGCCAACCGGGCATAACGCATACCGCATCAATCCAACCCTGTCCTTTCATTCCGACATTTGCAATCTTTGCAAATATTGCTTCCGCTTTTTCTATATTTCCCGCAAGATACGCTTTTTGCATATTCGCCATTACCGCCATCGCGGGATCAAAATACCGTACCTTCATGTAAGTACTCTTTTCGTGTATCATTTCCCGCGTTTCCTGGCTTAAACAGGAAATCCCTGCGGCAATGTATTCGCCCGGATTCATGTGTTGGAAAAACGGCGGTGGGCTTTCTATAGCCTGTTTCAAAATGCTTGCAACTCTCCAACCTAACATGGCAGCCGGGAAGTGTCCTCTCATAAACCTGTGGATCTTGTTTAAGTTTTTCACATCTTCCTGCACCGCAGGGGCCGCAAGCTCGCTAGTCCATTTCTTTATAAAGTCAATAGACTCTTTGCCCCAGCCGCCGCGCAATGCTGCTTGTATTTGATCGCTTGTATTGTCCGCGCCTTCAAATACATGCTTCATCTGACGGTGCAAAGAATCATAAGCCATAAGATGTTCCTGTTTTTGCACCATAGAATCCCATGTGCTAAACAAGCCTGTTCTAATCGGCTGTTGCGCAAATGATGGAATATCAACACGACCTTTAGTGAATCCCTTACCTATGTATTTTGAAAGACCGTTATCTGCTAACACTTTTTGTATATCGTTTTCTTCTTTCGGCACTTCACCTAACCTGTTTAGCGGCATATAGTAAGCCTCGCTTCCAAGTTCCTCGTTGTATTCCCGCGCTACAAAGTCCTTCAGTCTCTGGTAGTTCTCATCATAATCATTGCCAATAATATCCATTACTTTGCGATATTTTTCGTTTCCTTCCTGTGCAAAGAAAACTTTAAGTTTTTCCATGTTGGACCAATACCTCTGTGCGATAGAAGCTTCCAATGCCATGTGTTCTGCTAAATCTTCTTTGCCTGCTAGTTTCTCTAAAATTGCCCGCTCGTCTGGTGTCGCCATATTCCCAAACACAACCGCGTGAAAAGCCCTCTCGTTATACTGTGCGTAATAAAATGTCAGCATTTCATCCAGCGTGGCTCGTTTGTTTCTGCCGCTGCCGTCATCATATTCAAAAGTATATTTTATAAGATCGGTTTCTTTGATACCCAGTTTTTTAAACTGTTCCGCTACTTTATCGCGCCTTGCAAGAGCGTTGCTCCATTCCTGGTTAAACGCATCGTATTCAGCTCTAGTCATGGAATTATAAAAGTATCCGTCTTTATGCCCTTCAAGCCTGCGGAACATCCTTCTTGCGTTATGCGTAGAATAGAACAACCCTCTAAGGGTTTTCTTTTCTTCTTCGATTCTTTTCTCCGCAGTATCTGATCTATCTTCGGGCTCCGTATTCTTAGGCATATTCGCCCGCAAAGTTTGCAGGGTTTTGCCCATGCGCTCTTCAATAAGCTGCTTCCTTGCATCCTTCCGTGCCTGTTCGGCATCGCGCCCTTCCTTCCGCAAATTGCTGACAACTCCCGCAAGCCTCTGCATATCCTCAACCGTCCAGTCTTCCATCTTCATGTGGCGGTCGCCGTTCTCATCTTCCACAAGGTTCTGCATTTTTATAAGCAGGTCGGCAGGTATAAAATCTTTCATGTACGCTTCTATAGCCGCGTATTCCTGCGGGCTGTAGCGTTTCCTCTTTTCATCAATATCAATTCCCAGTTCTTCAAAGATACTCTTGTTGTCAAGTAAAGCACCTTTAAGCCGTCTGCGCTGTTCCAAAGACAAATCACTGTAAGCCCTAGCATCTCCTGTTTTTCTATCCTTGTAAATTGTTCTTTCTATAGCCGTGTAATAACCGCCGCCTAACCTTTTTCTTAATGTATTCCGGTACTCCTCATCTGTTATAAACTGGTTATAGAGCTGCTGTAAACTCTTTGCTCCCGGACCTACCCACTTGGCGGCAAGCATATAACTGTCAAAATGCGACTGAATCCATTTAATGTTAGCCGCTTGCGTTACATGGACATTCTTTAAATCAACGCGGCGCAATACCATTTTCATATCGCGCTTTTTAATTTCCCTAAGTTCATTAAACGCTTCCATCTGCTCCTGCTGTTCCGTCTGTTCCCTAAGCAGCCGCAAAAATTCTTGATAATTATTTCTTTGCGTAATTTTCCATTTTTTTACTTCTAGCTCCATGTCTTTAATAACACGCCTGTAATCCGCCTGGACTTCCTGTAATTTCTTTTGCCCTTTCTTTAGCTCCGTAATACCTTCATTTGTTTTGTTCCGTGCCAATTGACGGACAATCATCTGATGGCGCCTTTCGTTTTCTTCCGCTGCTTTGAGCCAATCCTGGTATTCGCCTAGCTCTTCTTTTTTCTGTTCAATCTTTTTCAGTGTTTCAGACTGTTTTTCCTTGTGTTGCTTTTCAAAGCTTTCCATGTCCGGATCGTCAAAGCGCAGGCTGCCGTCTTGTATTTTTTTCTGTATTCTGTCGTGGCCAAGCCGCTCTCCAATCCTTTGCAGCTCTTCCGGGTTCTGTCTTTGCAAGTACTCCTCATCAACCATACCTGAAGTATCAAGCCGTTTTATTTTCTGCGCGTCTGTTTCGCTAGGAAGCCATGTATCGTCCCCGCTTAGAACAGCCCATGTTTCCATATACTGAAGCGGCCTATTTTTTATCATTCCCTTTAATATTTTCTTAGTACTGTCCGGAATTTTCTTTCCAGCAAGCACACTCTTAAATGCAACTTCCCAGTTCGGATTAGTAAACGCCGCCCTTGCCTTTGCTGCCATAGCTTCATTTCTACGGGTTTCCGCTTCGGTTTCTCCGCGGATATCGCCGTCTTGCTGTGTCCGCGCCGCGATTAGCACAAGATCGTCAAATCCTTTTGAAGTATTTACCCATTCAACAAAATCGTGTGCTGTCCTTCCTTCCGCGGCAAGCTCCGCTTCCTTTTTTTCCCAATACTTATGGTTATCTTCATCGGGGTATATCTCTTTTGAACTTTCATGTAATTCAGAAAAAAACTTTTTAACCGCTTCGTTGGGTTCGCTGCCCAATTTAACAGTTTCTTTCGGCGCCGCTTCCTGTTCCGCCTTTGCATCCTTCTGCATCTGCTTGTATTCATCTCGGGTAAATACCTTCGCATGTTCTGCATACGCCTCTGCATCGATGCGCGATACCCCCAATTCCTCAAGATATGATACCGCTTCTTCATTTTTATCAAGCCTTGCAAGATGTGCCGCTTCAAGCGCGTTCTCCGCACTTATGCCGTAAGCGCGTAACGCTGTAATTATTTTTTTAGCAGATATATTTTTATTAAAATCGTATTCCGGAATAGTTCCCGATGTGTCTGTAGTATTTTTTGCTTCCTGCGCTTCCTTATAAATACGGTCAAAGTAACCCGCATCATTCGCCCTTTGCAGCACATCTTCGTTTATATCCCCAAACACTTCATAATACGCCGCCAAATCTTCCGCCGAATCAAATGTAGCCGCCTGCTTTACAACCCCCGGATAATCATTCATAAACGCTTCAAACTCACCGTCGTCCTGGAAAAAAGTCTGCAAAATATTTATTTCGTTGTCATTGAATATAACATAGTTATGGGAACCTTCCCCGGCACCCCGGCTATAACCGTCCAGATACCGGATACCTTTGATACCGTATTTTGCCAATAATAATGAAGCCGCTTGTTCAGGATTGGCGGCCTTTTTCATACGGTTTTCAAATACAATTTCTTTGTATAATTTTTCTCCGTCATACTCCGGTACTCCAGAAAAATTATCGCTCATTTTATCTGCGTATAATTTTTTTAATCCTTCTTTTACCTGTTCCGGCTGCCCGGAAAACGGTTTATCCCAGTCCAGCATAACTTCATCACCAGGGATATCTACTTCATAGATTTGACCGGGTTTGTACTGTAAATCATTGTTTTTGAAAAGTTTTAATGCTTTTTCTTCAGAGCCGGTAAAGGACGATATTGTTTTGAATAATCCTTCAATATTTTCCCTTTCTCCAGTTTCTTGAATGTATTCAATTATGTCATCAAATCGAACATCTCTGTTTTGACCTTTATCTTCCTTAAGCCATGTTTTTAGATATTTCAGCAGTTCGCTTTCCTTGGCAAGCGATAAAATTCTTTCTTTCTCAATATTGCCTAACTCTGACAAATCCTGGGTTGTATTGGACAATTCTTCGTAATACCACTCTGATACTTCTTTCTTACTCGCAAAATAAAGCCCCCAGCCATATACTTGATTACCCTCTCCTATTCCCATGTAGGAAGTATCAAAGCGATCAAACCGGTATGGGCTGCCGTGATAAGCCGTCTGGAATAAAATATTTTCTTTAGGGCTTGACAAATCATCTGAAATATGCGATATTTTAGATGATAAGTCATCAAGTAATGTTCCCTTGAGCAATTGGAGCTCTTGCGGCCTGACATACTTGGTGGCTTTATTTTTGTCCGCGGCAATTACTTTGTCCTGCTTAATACAATTTGTTATGAAGTTATCAAAATTTTCCTTTCCGTAAATACTGGAAATAGTATTAATCTTTTTAAGCGTTGTTTTATGGGAAACGATTATAGGGTTTCCGTCTATATCTATATCGTCCAATACAAGAACAAACGCTTTTGGATCGGTAAGAGAATTAAGAATCATTACGGGTGAATTAATCAATTCAGGCAGCCGTTCAATAGTATCCATTTTGACTTTATGCATGGTTGTCGCTTTTTTTATTACAGATACCGGTAGTCTAAATTCGTTATTGGGCAATCTTGAATAAGAGTCAGAGGCAGAGTTTACATATAATAATTGCCCCGGGTTAATTGTACCGTCTTTATATTTTTGAAGGTCGTTTTTAAATTTATTATTGAGCTCATCGGAGAAAAGAGTCTTAGCCTTCTCAACCGCGGCCTCTGACCTCTGTTCAATAGGCAGGCTTTCGTCACGGATTATCCTGTCGTATTCGTCCTGGTATATGTCAAATTCCTCTGACTGCGTTATAGAATCGCCCTGTTTTGTTACGGAATCCCCTTGTCCTGTTACGGAATCGCCCTGTTGCGTTACGGAATCACTTTGCGTATCTTTAAACAAATTATCGTATAACGCTTTTATTTCAGGCGTTAATTCTTTGCGGCTGTCCAGTACATCAATAATGCCTTTTAAAAATTCTTTCAGCTTTTCAAAAACATTCTTCTGTGCGGTATTGGCAGCGTGTCCGTCATGGAAATACCTTTCCGCCTGATGCGCAAGCTTCTCCCATGCATCACGGAGCATGGCTGCCTGTTGTTCTGGCGTTGCTTTTGCAAGCGTTTCTGCGTCCAGCCCTGCCGCCTTCATCATTTCATTGTATAATTCCGTATCCATAGTCTTTGCCAAATTGGTAAAGGCGTGTATTCCTTCGTGAATAAATGTCGATATATCCGCTTTCTTGGCAGCCGTAATGGAATTTGTAATTCCGTCAATTCCAATAGCCGCAAATCCTTTGACGGAATCCATAGCCGTCTGTCTCTGTTCTTCAGTCAGATTGTTTAGATCGATACCCCTTGCCGCCAATTCCTGCGCGGAATATTTGGAGCTGTACCATTCGCCAATCTGCGTATCAGTCATATTCTGTCTTGTAACAAACTGGTCCGGATTAAGCGCCATGCGTTTCATAAAAGAATCAAAGCCCATGCCAAACCATTTACGGCCAACCTGATCGTAAATATCAACAACCGCATCAACCTGCGCTCCCTGTACCGTTGTACCCGCTTCCCGTATCTGCCGTGCAAAACTTTCTTTAGCCGTTATATCCGCCTTGGTGTCAACTGCCGTATATTGCTGTTTGCTAAAACTAAACGCAGCGGCATTCCTTGCCGATGTCCGCGCGGATTCCGCATCCGTTCTCCCGGATGCTTTCTCGGCTTCAAACCCAAACCTTCTGGCAGTGGCGGTGTTTTCTACAGGCGAGTAAACCGTTCCGTCAAAATTAATTTCCGTTCCCATTTCGCTTGCAAAGTTCCGCAATATTTCTTCCTGCAAACCCTCGTAAGCCTCGCCGATATTAAACCCTGTTATCTCCGTTTTATCTCCGCGCTTTTCATATTCCAGTACCGCGTATGCGTTATTCTCGCTCCTGTTAGGGTTTCCTACCACATACTCGCCTTTCTCCAAACCGCCGCTTTCCACATGGCGCGTAATTTCACCGTAAAGGTTTCCTCTCTCTTCACGGAAAATTTCTCCGCTCTGATCGACAGAGCCGTACAACCTGCGATGCCTTAGCTCCTCGGCGCGGGTAGCTTCCTCGGCTTCGCGCATAGTCATTACGCTTTCTCGTATGCTGTTTATCTGCGAATCGCTTAATTGCGATGCAATAGGCCTGTTCTTCATCTCCGTGCGGAATTCTTCTTCATTCAAATTTAGCGCAAGATTTTTTACATCGTTTATCTCCTGCGCCGTAGTCGCCACATTCCCCGATATTGTTAGCGGCAATCCCATAATACCAAATCCGATACCGCCGGCAATACCGCCAAGAACCGACTGCTTCAGCTCCTCACGGTACTGCGGATCCATAAACAAGTTTCTTTCCACAGGATCGTCTTGCATAGCATCGCCTATGGCAAGCATTCCTTGTTCTACAAAGTACTGTAATGCTTCCTCAAGACCTTCTTCTGCGGCGTTCTTCATTACTTCTATAACTGTTCTAGTTGCCACATTTCTGCCCGCCACAGATGTTGTTACTCCTCTTACTATATTTTTTGCAAAATTATCAGAAGCTACTGCGGCTATTCTTTTTTGCGCTTCCTGTGATAAAACCCTGCCTCCAATACTCTTTGTTAATGACTTCCCTGCGCCTGCAACAACGCCCAAAGAGGATTCAATAAGACCATTAATTCCGCCGCCTATAAGTGATAATACCCTGGCATTTTTCTGTTCCATTCCGGCGGCAATCATATCCACATACATAAGACCGGCCATTACCCTAGCACCTGCTTCAGTTCCGCCAACTTTCATACCGGTTCCAAAACCTGTAACAAAACCAGTAGCAGCTCCAGCAAGATTACCTACTCCGGGTACAACCGATCCCACTTTCGCGCCGACAACGGCAGCGCCTGCTCCAAAATAAGTACCCATCTTGATACCGCCCGCCATAGTTTTCATCTGAAGCGGCGCAGACTGTATCATAGTGGTTAATAAAAATGTAAGCGCATCCTTCGGTATGCCTTTTAATAATTCTTCATTTTCATCCCTTATTGCTGATATTTTTTCCCAAAGCTCGTCAGCTTCTTTTTGCAATTTATCTCTTTCCGGACCTCTTGCCCTTTCTATCTGGCTGTGCAAAGCGGACAACTGGTTTCCCATTTCGTCCATTGGCCAATTATTTTTAGCTACTTGGATTGAATCTTTTACTGCTTGCCATCTTCCCTTTGGCAGCGTATAACGGTTTTCTATATCACCGGACATATAAGCCCACATTTCATCGTAGTAGTTAAAAACAAACGGAGTAGGAAGCCCCAGATAATCTCCTACCTGTTTTGAAAATGCGTATTTGTAAATGTCATCATCAGTGAAAATTCCGTCTTTACGCAGTTTGTTAAGTATTTGAAATTCAGTTGTAGAAAATTCTACACCTGTTCTTGTTGATAAACTTCTTTGCCGATCGGCTCTTTCCCTGTCTCCTTCAGCTAATAATCTGTATCTTTCTCTTCTTTCTTCTTCCGTCAGTCCTACAGGCTTTGCAGGTAATGCAGGATCAATCTGTGTTTGCGCTATAGGATTCGGCGGCGGATCGGGCTTGTATTCTTCCGGCTTTTCAGGAAGTCTAAAAAGGTTATGCTGTTCTTCTCTTTCAAATATATCGCTCATTTAAGCTCCTCCGCCCAGCCAATGTTCTGTCATTCTTTTATCTCTCTCCCTTTGCTTTGCCTGTTCCGCTCGTCTTTGTCTTCTTGCTGTCTGCCTTTGTTCGTTTCGTGTCATCGGTCTTTCCATTAAATGTTCTGTTGATACCCATTTATCATCATCATCCAAGTATTCAACAAAAGGATTATTCCGATTATCTTTGTCATAATTCACACGGTATGTTCCTGCATTCGGACCGGATTCAATAATAAATATTCCTTTGGGTATTGGATCTCTTTCATTGTCTTCGGAGAGCATTATACTTTGATTTACATTTGTATCCGCAGGTAACCCCATCATACTTCTAAACATAGTTAATTCTTGGCTTCTTACAGCCATAAAATTTTCTTTAAATGATTCACGCAGCCATACAACATCTTCATCGTCAACTTCAGTAACTGTAAAATTACCTATAGAGGCTGTGTTTGTTATTGAAAATACCTGATCCTTTCCCTTGCCTTCTATTGTTGCGTGGTGATAGTCCGCCATTTTATTTATTAATTCCGGATCTTCTAAAATATTTCTATTAGAATTCGTCCTTATTGCTCTCTGTCTTCTGTCAACCTCTCCAACAATTATAGATCTCATTCTAGTTTCCATTTCTGCTTTACTGCCAACGCCGCTATATATCATGTCTGTAGCAAATAACATTAGGTTTCTTGTAAATTGCTCTCTATTATTTCTGTCTTCACGGTTTGTGATTCTGTACGGATTGCTTCTTCTATCATCTTCGTAAATAGCAGAATTTTTTAATCTTTCATATAAATTCCATAGATCTTTTCCATCTTCTCTTTTTTCTACTATGTTTTTCAGTTCGGTTTCATATTTTTCAAGTGCGTTAAAAAGCTCGTTTGTCCATGATAAATCCGCTATTATACCGTCAGGATCATCATATTGCCCTCTCCACGCATCTTCATAATGATAAAGCCAACTATCAAGTGCTTCCATGTGATTCAAATGTCGGCCTGTAGTCTCGCCTGTTGCAGCATTAAGAAGCACAGAAAAATTACCGCTATCTATCGATTGTACCCACCTTTTCGGATCAACATCTTTTGGTTTTAGCTTGTCACCGCTTCCGCCGCTCCCTCTGCTGCTTCTCAATGCGCTTTCCAGCATTGGCCAGTTAAAATATCCATCCGTTCTATGGCGGTATGTAGAATTAGAAAAACCATATTCTTCTTCATTGTTAGGGTCATAAGTTAGATCGTGATACGCTCCCCATAACCTTCCCAATCTGATAGCTTTGTCAGGTGGTCCTTTTATTTTTAATCTTTGAAAAGATCCTTCCACTTCGCTTATAATGCCAAAGTATGTATCGTGCATAAGTTTTTCTTCAGCTTCCTTCATGCCTTCATAAGACCATGCGCGGCTCTCTTTGCGGCTTACGCGCTCCGTGCCTGTAACATTTCCCTCTTCATCAAGCACTTCGCGGTCTTCCCAAATATCAATTTCAATAGCGGGCATAAACTCGGAAAAAGTCTTGTCTATATCCGCTTTAGCGGCTTTCATCTGTGCGGTTAATTTAGCAGGATTGTTAATATTATAGTTAACCTGCGCGTATCTGTCGGTAGAAAATTTTTCTCGCAAAGCGCGAGCGTAGTTATTTTCTAATTGTTTTCTCATCTCCGGAGTTATTTCCTGCGTGGTAGCAAGCAGTTCAAGCTCGTTTTTTTGGTATTCCCATGCGCTTTTAGGATCCATAGTTTCCAAGTAACCCTGAATGTTTCGTTGGTATCGATTTATCGCATACCCCCTGCGCCACTCGTCTTCTTTGTCTAATACATGGTTTCTGTTTTTTTCATGCGCGTCAGTTCTCTGCCGCCCGATTAAATCCCTGTAGTAAGCGGAATTGTTGTTGCGGTGAGCTGTTGCATATAAAGAATCCGTATATCGGTTCAGCTGCTCCTGATATTCGTTTCTGTACTTTTGTAATTCTTCCGCATTCTCGGGGTCTCCCTTGTAATTCCAAGGATTATCCCGCAGATAATTCTGCATACTTGTATGCACTTCCCCGGCAGCCCTTCCAGCATCCAGCTGGTTCTTCCGCCTCATTTCATCCGTCAACGGCGCCGCTTGACGGACAACACCGCCTGCTGCATTAAAAGCGTCCATTATAGTCGCATGCCTGTTTGCCATAATCTCCTCCTTAAAATGGTGTCTGCCACGGGCTTGATTTACTATTGAGATTCCTACCCATATCCCACATACCGTAGCCAATATTCATACCCGATGAAGCACCGCCAAAGATGCTGGTAACATAATCCAACTTCGTAGGCGTAGCCCATTCAAAGCGTTTATCAAAGTCTTGTTGGCCAAGTTCTGCCATATTCAGGTTGTAATTATCCTGCGATTCTTTAAGCTCATGCCTATATCCGCCCGGAGCCCATGAAGCTCTCTCATGATTTATGGCCGTAACCGTCCTGTTAGCATCCTGCATCGTACCCTTAAGCGTATGTGCGTTCTGTTGGTTTTGAATATCAATATTGCGTTCAAGCCCTTGAGTCGCGTATGCGCGTATCGCTTCGTTGGCTTCATTGCCCCGGGTACCGCTCGCACCCTCCGCGGCCAAAGACATACCGGTAGCGCCGGCAGTTTGAATCCGCGCATCCTGTGTCGCGTAAGCCTGCGCTAAAAGACTGGTATTGTACTGGTCTGCAAAAAGATCCATATTCTGATTCAAAGCCTTTGTCTGTTCACCCAGCTGGTAATGCGCCTCTCTTTTATTTATCCCATATTGCGTATCACCATGTTCTTTGCCATAAAGATACGATTGCCACGCCTGTTCCTTCTGATGTCTAATAACAGCTTTATCCTGCTTTTCTCTCTCCCTAGTTGAGATTCCACCCAATACCGCGCCTACAGCAGCGCCACCTAACATTGCTAACCAAAGCATTATTCCGCCTCCGCATATACGGCCAGGATGCAGCACCTGGTCGGTTTTTCATGGATTATTTCAAACTGCAAATTCTTATCCCATCCACCGTTAAAGTACGATTGTACAACCGCGCTGTTCGGCTCCGGCCTGTCTATGCTGTTTTTCACACGCGCCGGTAGCGCTCTTGTATAAGGCATATAAGAATCACTGAACCTTATATTCAGGTTTCTAATATTCGTCTGCTTTAATTTCTGATTTGCCTGAATTGGCATCGATGTAATGATGGAAGTGTAAGGGTAGCCAATTTTTCCTTCATGGACTATTGCGTCATCAGTATAACCCTCTCTGTCATCGTTATATTCTCTCCAGCTGTCAAGATAAACTTCTCCGTCTTCCTGCAGCAACTCCAAATAAAATCCGCCGTTTCTTTGCACTATCAAAAATATTTCGTCAAACCCGCTCTTTCCCGGAAGTACCGCCGCGCTCTCTATTCTTCCCTCTACAGTACGAACAAGCTTCTTTGGCGGTTTAAACGGTCCCGGTGAAAGTTCGTAAGTAAGCTTCTTGCTGTGGTGCGCCTTCCTTGCTTGTTCTATTTCTTCAGGGGTAACAGTGTCCCTTGTAACCTCTCCGGTAGTAATACGGCTCCAGGCAAATGTTCCGGTACTGCGGTCATAAAGAAGTGTTACCATCTGTCCGTCTTCCCGCGTAACTAATAGTTTTGTATATGGAGCTGCCATATAATCAAACTCTTTAGCGGGGCTTTCATGCAGTACCTGCGTTGCAAGCATAGCCATATTATTTGTCCGGAAATGGTTGTTTTCATTAGGATAGAATTCAACAAGGCTTCTGCGTCCGGAAGTAAAAAAGCAGGTAGCATCTCCTACAGGGGTTCCCTGTATTTTGTCACTTCCGTTCTTGCTGTTCATGATCGCGTGTACATTAGTAGCATGTATATCCGGCGGAATAATCCATTCGCTTGTCTCTGTCCCTACAATAATTCCCTTGTTAACCGTAAGCCACCGGATAGCATCACTCATATCGCTTGCTATTTCAAACGTAAACCCACAGTCCGGTGTAGGATGTTCATCAGCTATGTTTTCTTTGGTGTAAAATGGGATATAAGTTTTATTTGAATTTTGTATTCTATCCCTCACTCTTTCTAATAGTTCTTCAGGATAGTCAAATACTTCTTCATAATACGGTTCTATCGGTATGCCAAAACTGTATGACATTGTATCATTAATATTTTTAATATAATTATCGTATGCTGTGGTTATATTATTATTATTAATACTACCGCCATTATCTGTATTTACCCCCGTATACTGATCGTTTTCTTCTTCCCAATACCCTGTGTTAGATATAAAGTTACTTTGTATAACGGAAATTACTTCATTTATTTTGGTATTTAGAGTATTAAAATAAATATTCGCATCGTTTCTTATTTCTTTTACTGCATCTTTTGGTGCATAAATTGTGCTTCGCACAGTTTGCGTGTTTTCCCAACTATAACTACTATTCGTCCCTTGTTTATACCTTCTCCTGTTAATAATTTCAATTTTATTTGAATAAATTTTACAATCAATATATTCCTCATATTCAGCTCTCTGATATGATTGCCATCCAACATGCAACCAAGTATATTCATATCTCCTTTGATAAACTTGATACACACTTGGGTTTTTATCAATTTCTTCACATTCTAATATTCTTTGACTTAATATATTTAGTATTAATACTATATCATTTATTACTACAGAATTACTTACTTGTTTTGTAAGTTTTACTTGGTTTAAATTAATATATTCAATTCTTGTATCAGAATCATACAAAGGCGAATCTATGTAATAATGATTTTGTGGTTTATTAAAAATTGGAATATAATCAGAATTTATATCTATTATACTGGTATCATGTGTATCTATTTCACCAAACAATATAGAATATTCCCTTCTCTGCGTGAGGAATATTTTCTTTGTCGCAAATCTGTATCTACCTCTTTCTTTATCTTCATTGGTTTGAATCGCACTGGCGAATACCCTTTGTCTGTTGTTTTTAGTGCTTGCGAATATTAATCTTCCGCTAAAATAAGAAACCGCGGACGGATAATTTCCTTCGCTAGTCAGCCAACCGTTGGATATATACTGCGTGTCAAATTTATCATTATCAATCGAGGCTATTTCATATCCTGTAATATTTTTATCAGCAATAATCTCAACTTCAAAATCCATAATAAGCGGGGCAAAAAACAATGACTCACCCATTGCCTTTACTCTTATTGGTGGGTAATTTTCATGGCATAAAACCATTTCATCATAATTCTGCGCGTATTGTACTTCTTCTATTTCTTTTAGAGTTTGGTATAATTTTGAACCAGATGGAATATCCGGTAATACGGATACTGTTGTAATATTTGAACCCACTGCGACAAATTTGCCGTTGCCATAAGCAACAGAATCAAGATAGCTCCATCTTGTGGAAGTAGTATTTACTTCACCACGTTCTATTTCACCACCTTCTATCCAGCTTACGCCATCGACTGATACCGCACTAAATCCCTCTTGACCTACTGCGACAAATACACCGTTGGCGTATGTGATACCTCGAGCTTTGCCAAGTGGTGCAAGCTGTGGTATCCAGTTTAGACCGTTTGTAGATGTAAAGACAGCATCTCTATTAGTTACTGCGACAAATATACCGTTGCCATAAGCAACATCGTAGGCATAATTAATCAGGAACGCATCTGTTCGCATTGTCACACCGCGTGTCCAACTAACGCCGTCTGTAGATAATGCACAAATACCATTGTTTCCCACTGCGACAAATACATCGTTAGCAAAAACAACTTTATAAAAATCGCCACCGGAAGGATCTTCCGGGAACATTCTACCCTCTGTCCAGTCTATACCGTTTGTGGATACCGCTCCACAATGTTGACCTACTGCGACAAATTTGCCGTTGCCATAAGCAACGCTCCTAAGTGTATTTCTTTCTGAACTGCTATTATCTGTCCAATTAACGCCATCTGTAGAATATCCCCTTGCACCAATGGATCCTACTGCTACATAAATGCCGTTACCATAAGCAACGCCTTTTATTGATGATGAGTAAAAAGGGCTGTTGGTGGGTGGAGGCATATCCCATCTGGTCCAATTAACACCATCATCAGAGATATACTTATCTGCGAAGAACATGCCGTTCAGATAGGTAATATAGTCATTGTAAGTTCCTGGCATATCCGCCGCTATCCAATTTATACCATCAGAGTAATTTCCTTTTATGGTTTCTATGCTATCCAAATTATTAGAGGCTTCAACAAGTTCATTCTCCTGGTATTTAAATACCTTAACAACCCCGGGGGATAGATAAATCAAAAAGCTCTTATCCCTGTTAACAATAAACGGAATCAGCCTGCCGCCGGCTTCCAGTTCCCGCAGGCGCTTCATACCACCGCGTCTCTTAATCCCACCGGTGGGAATTACATCAAAGTTTTCAAGCTTGGCTGCCCCGCTATAGTACTGGGGCAAGTCTATTCTACCAAACAAAGTCTTGGATAATTCGCCGCTTGAAAAATTAGTTATTAACATCAGCTCACCTTCCCTTTACCCAGTATCTCGCCCCACCATCGGACAGGTTGCTTCTTTGCCTTGGCCATGCTCTTGGAAGCGGTAATAGCCTGGTCTTTGATATACTGCGCTTTCTGGAACAGCATATTTGACAACTGCGGCTTGTCGGTAATCTTTATGGCAAACTTTGCGGCAAGCGTCATTTCTATGTACTCGTAAAACTTAGGCTCGTACTGCGGCGGATCGTATTCCGGGTAATCCTCTCCGGTGTCTTCCACAATGTCGCCCTCGTCAAGTTCTTCTTCTTCGTTGTCATCATCATCCGGATCTTCCGGGTTAAACTCCACATCGATAGGAATATCGTATTCGTCAACCTCGCCTGGAGACAGAACCATATCCGCCTGTTCTCCCGGTTTAGGAGCCTGCGCTATGCGGAGCCTTGGCAGCCTCTTGCCGTTGGTAATATACAAAAGCTCCGCGCGTTCTTCATCCGTACAAAGGAATCTGCCTTCAATGATGTACTCGCCTTTTCCGGAAAGCTCTACAGGCCTCGCGCAGTCGTAAGGCAGGGTATATGCAAAGCGGTAACCGGTATTAAAGCGCGGCCTTCGTACCCTCATAAGCCGCCTGCGTCTTCGTGCGGACACCCAGGGAACTTCGGAAAGGGCTTCAAGATATGTGGAAAGATAAAACGCTTTGCACAAATCGTACAAAGGTTTTTTCTCCTCGTCATTCTTGAATTCTTCTTTGATTAATTCCTCATGCCCTGTGGCATACAGAGCGCGGTTTACAAGATCGATATTCATGTTCATAGCGTTTTCAACTCCGCAATGCACGCGTCTTTGGCCGCGGCAAGCTTGACTATGACATCGGGCAGGGCTTCCAAAAGCTCGTCACTGAAACGGATTTTGTCTATAGTCCTTTGAATCCTGTCCATGTTTTCCGTAATGCAAATAATCTTTTCGATATTGCTATCTCCGCCAAAAGCGTTATTCAAACTCATAACAATTCCCCTTCTGTTAAAATAGTCGCCGCCGCGTTTCAACGAAACGGTTTCGCCGGCGGCGACCTTTCGGTTCTCTTTGTAGACTTCTCCCGCCGGGTTTTAAGATCCTTTCATAAAATCCTCCTAATTATTTATTGACTCTCTTTGACAAGTTCAAAGTGCGTTAAATCCTGCTCCTTATCCAGGAAGATAATATCTCCCTCACGGACAAGTTTGCCTTTGTAGGTGCATCTTGTTTTGCACCTGTACTTAAATACCTTTCCCGGTGCGGTCGTATCCGGCTGTTCTTTGTCCGCGCCCCGCGCCTTTTCTTTTTCGATGGCGGCTTTTACAGCTGCGACAATAACAGGTTTGGAAGCAGCAGAATCAAACTCAAGCTTGTATTCCTTTGCAAGCTCCATGAGCTTATCCATAGCCATTGAATCAAGCTTATTGTCCAATTCGTCTTTGTTCTGAAAAAGCCAATTCTTAATACCTTTCAAATCCATTGCCGCTCCTACTTACCGATGTAAGAATTGATAATCGCCTGGACCGTTCCGGTAAACGATCCCGCAATAACCGCGCGGATATACTTGAACTTTGTCTTGGGCATGGGCAGGCCGTACCCGTCTTTGTTCAAGTCCGCAATAGCGATGTTTCCGCTTGATACGATTGTTTCGTAACCCGTGCCTTCCTCGTCGGAACCTTCTACTCTAAGCGTCAGGTTTCCAGTGCCTGCAAGAGGACCATCAGGAAGCTTCAGGTCAACCGTCATGCGCTCGACAGAAGCTTCTCCGGTGTTGTCTTCATCACGCGGCCCCCTGTTAATAACATTGGGGAAAGTCCCTGCGGTTGTAAGGCTTCCGAAATTGTTTAATTCGTCATAACAAAAATTTACTGTCATTATTACGCGCCCCCTTACGCTACCCGGCTTTCGGTGTCAAGAATGACATCCATCTGACGGCATCGGATTTCCCTGATATGGGTAATTTCCTTGCCCCACGGATCCGCCTGCATGTGTACCACATTGCCCTTATCCCTGGCTGCCTTGTCAATTTTGATAAGGATTCCCTGGTTGGAGTACATGGCGTATGTTGTCGCGCCCTTGGGAAGCTTTCGCTTCGCGGCAAGAATTCTGTCAACAAGGTCATCGCCTGTCATATCCTTAGGGATATTCGCAAGCCGGATAATCGATTCCGGATTTGGCACGGCTATGCCAAACTGCGCTTCAAAATAACTTCTGTACGCTTCGTACTCGCCGCCGTTTTCATCAGTTACGGTTTCAATACCTTTGTCCACATGCTTTACGCCTACGGAGCTTGAGCCTTTAGGGTAAATAAGATGGAACTGGTTCTTGCCGATGGCGCAGAGGAACAAGCTTGTCAGCTCGCCTGTACCGTCACCATTGTTTGTTCCGCCCATGTCGATAAAGCACGGATCGTTCGGATCGTTAAGCCTTGCCATGAGTCCGTCAAACTCGTCATCCCTTGAGCCGTCGCCGTATATCAAAAGCTCGGACTGCGTAAGCCCCATACCTTCGATAATCGCCTGCGCCTCGCTCATACGCGCCGCGTTGATATTCCCCGAATGGGCTACCATCGAGGCATCTACTAACGAGTAAGCCGTCATCATAGCGATGCGGTCCATGTGTTCTTTGGTCTGCGTGGCAGTCCTTCCAACACCGCGGTTGTAAATGCGCGTCTTGCCTTCCGGCTTTGTCTTGCGCACTAAAACTTTGTTGATGGTTCCGTTGTTTGCTTCATAAGCAGGGACATCGGTCAGCATCTCGTTTGTACGCGCCATGATCTCTAAAATCCGCCAAGCGTCCGGGTTGTTAGCCCGCTTAACGATTTCCAATGCCGTCATTTGATCGGACATATTTAAAGTTGGCATAAATTAATCTCCTATGTTTTGAAACTATGTTTCTTTGTAAAGGGATCCCCCTTCCGAAGTCGGAACAAAAGGACTCCCCGCAGCCCCATTGCCTCTGGTACTGCCGCTTTCCGCGGTTGTTTCTCCAAGAGCAATAAAGGCCTTTACTATTTCCGGGTTACCAGCCAGCCCCGCCTGTCTTAGGAGATTGCCCACATTCGGCCCCGCGGCATCAAGGCCTCTTGTCAGAAGCTCTATCTTTTCCGCGTATTTGGCTCCGTATTCGGTTTTTAACGCCGCTTCCGTTTCCAATAACTGCCGCTGTTGCGCCTGCGCCATAGCCTGCATTCGTGCCGTTCCAAGTTCTTTAATGCTCTTGTAAACGGTCTCCGCCTGTTCTGCCGTAAGGCTTGCCCTGTGGGCTACCTGTGCGAGGCTGTCTCCGCCGCTCTCCTTGTCTTTGGCAAATGAATAATCTTCCGCCGTCTTGGGAATATCCGCAGCTGTATCAGCCGCAGCCGCTTTCCCTTCAAGCTCCATGATCGTCTTTGCCATATCGCCGATCTTCTGGTACTTCGCAAGCTTTGAAACAGTTTCAGGATTATCCCTCATTTCTTTCGGCAGCTGCTCAAACCACGCCGGCGGCTTTGATTCCGCTTCACTTCCGGTACCTGTGTCCCCCGCAGCTTTTTCCCCTGTCTGGGTTGGTCCGCCGGTTCCCTGTCCTTCAGTGCCTGCCGTATTGTTCGCGCCCTTGTCTCCAAACGCGCTTGCCAATGATTTATCTTCCGCGTTACCGGGCGCAGGTGTCCCGTTATCCGCCGATCCGCTTGCGGCATCAGGCACTGTGCCTGTAGTCGCGGCCTCTCCGGTACTCGCCGGTGCGGCCATTGTTGTCAGCATCCCCCTTAACAGGTTCGCAAAACCAAACATATTACCCCCTTCCGGAAACGGCGGTCTCGGCAATAAAGTCCGTTATGGACTTAATATCGCTTACCCCCAATCGCTCCCGGATAAAAAACTTGCCATATTCATTAAGTGCCCGCTCGCTGTCATCGTCAGCTGCGGCAAACACCCGTAAATCGTGCAATAACATATTCAGCACGATCTTTCCGCCATCAGTAGAAAATACCTCCCGGTTTACATCTACCAACATTGCATTTTTTTCTTCGTCAGACAGATTCTTGTCCTTCCAGAAATTAGGAACAAATTTCTTACTCATATAATTCCTCCTTGTTCTTGCATTTGCATCATTTTGTCCATTTGATCTATTGCGCTTCCGGGCTGCGTCGGCTTGTTCATCTTGTCATAGTTGTTCATTACCGCTTCCTGCTGTTGCTGCATTTCCTCTTTCTGTGCCCTTTCCGCTTCCTGCTGCGCCCTTTCCTTGCGTAACGCTTCAATATCCCGGTCTTCCCTTATGGCGTTCTGTGGGAATCCAATTCCTCCAAGCCCTGACTTGAGCGTCTGGTCAAAATCTATAACATCCATAGCAGTCGGAGTCATTTGTGCTACCGCTCCTATGAGCTGCAAGCCGTTATTAATGCCCGCGCTCTCATGGAATTTCTTCTGCGCCTGTGCAAGCGGGCCTATAAAGTCAACCTTCAACTGCGCTCCGCTTCCCTTTATCGCTTCAGGTGGCTGTGGTATCTTTCTCTGCTGCCAAAGAATATTAAAAGACCGCTGTATTATCTTTGTAAGCGCGTTATTAAGGTTAACTACCAAGTCAGACAGTACCGCCGCCTTCTCCCCTTGCAGCTGCATAACATAAGTAGCAGTCAAATCCTGCGGCCTCTGGTTCATAAGGGCTAGGAAGTAATCCACATAAAACCAGTCCTTCACCCTGTTTTCCACATCCTTGTGCGTTTCAAGTGTGATAGGAAAGTTCTGCCCGGGATTAATCGGATAGATCATCTCTTCTTTTTTTGTGTAGTAGTTATAACCGTGCGGTACAACCTGCGCTTCTTCCATCATAGATTCAGGCACATTGTATGCGGGGTCTGCTGACATCTGTGTCATTTTCATCTTTGATTCGTCAATAACATTAAGATATCTGATGTCATCTAGCGCGTTGATCGCGGGTGATTCTCCGTATGCCGTGCCGTTAATCGTATCCCAAATAAACACCGCAAACGGAAACTCCCGGTATCCTGACTCATCAATAAGATGATCTCTGTCAAGATCTACAAATACGGAAGCATACGGCATATTCTTGGCCTTGTTGTCACCGGTAAAATTATCCCTCTTGTAAACGGCGTGCAAAATAGTAATTTCGTTATACCATTTCTTTTTGTCCTTTAAATCCTGCCGCCTGGTATCGGATAGATTTTCTTCCCCAAACATCGATGCCGCGTTCTTAAGTGTCATCACAAAGCGGCGAAACACAGTATCAACCTCGTCGTGTTCGTTTATGTCAAGATATGTTTCCTGCGTATTTAGGTTCATAAACCGCAGCCTGTTTTCATCCAGTTGCTCGTCTATCAGCATCACGGAGTGTCCGTAAGTTGCGGCAAACTCTATAAACTTAGAATTCTGCGGATAAAGATTGCTGCGGTTAAACTCCGCATACAGTACTTTCTCCACTTCTTCAAGCCAATCTTTTACTCCGTGCGCTCCCGATATATCAAAGTTTTCAAATCCAAGCTTTAGCCATGCTATATTCGGAGATATGGAATAACCTGTAACACCGCTCCTCAATGTTTTAAGATAATTCGTCGGCCTTGAGGTATGTCTGTCAGGCCTTTTCGGAGTCTTGTTGCCTGGATTGTCCCAGTCAAACACTGACGGAGCCACAAACCTCTGCACTTCCTTCCAATCACCCTCGCGTTTCTGCCTCTCGCTTTTCAAATATTCAAAGCGGCTTTTAATCTCATCAACAAATTCTTTCTTATATTTTCCCATAAGTCCCCCACTTTAGCGGATCCCAGCCCTTGCTTGCTTTTTTCCTTAGGTTATAACCGCCGTTCTGCTTCCTAAGCGCGGTCGCAGGATTGTGCGCAAAATCGCTCATTATCGCGTACCGGCTTTCGTCGTATATGTGATCTTCCAGTTTTGTATTTATGTCCTCGGGATTGTGCGGATCGGGTGTAAGCACCGGTATTGTTCGTATAAAGTCAACGCAGTGGTCAAATACAAGTAACATCGGCTGTCCGTCCCCTCCCTTTGATTGCAGTCTCTGGTGAAACATCGATAATCCGTTTATGCGGTCTTTGTTTGCCTGTATCATTTTGAATCCGGTTTCTTCAAATATCTCCGCCTTGCTAGGCCCGTCATCGTCTTTATTCCACATCGCACCGTCAGCAACTATTTCCGTTACCCCTTCAAGTACCGCCATTTCCCATGCTTTCTTTGCCACATTGCCGGTACCCATCTTGATACCCACATCCATTTCGTCAGGATCGCATCCGTACCATTCGCCGTAACGGACCATTCTTCCTTCGCTGTTTACCGCCCACTTACCCAAACTGAACGGCTTGGCATATCCCCAGTCAAACGCATAGAACTTTTTCCACTCTCCCGGCTTAAGCGCAAACGGCTTTACTACATGCAGCTCCCGCCTGAACTCATCAAATACCTGGCCTGCAAATATATCCCAGTCTCCGTGGCGTAACGCTCTGTACAAGTGTCCGGGAAGTAGCTTCAATCTGTGCTGGTAATCCGGATCGTTTTTCATAAGGGTAGGGTTGTCTTCAAGCTTAGAAGGTATGAAACATCTTGTTATCGGTATCTTTACAAGCCCGTTGGTTTCTACCGTCGTATGTGTTTTGTAAGGTTCAAATCCGTCAATAAAGCGCGTTTTAATCCATGCGTGGCCAACGCCGCCCGGGTTGGCGGTCGCCCTCATGTAACATGGTACGCCGGCTGCGCTTCTTGCGCGGGTTATCATATATCTCCAGGCAAAGTCGGTAGGATAATTTCCCAGCTCATCAAACCCTATCCATGTATACTGGTGTCCCTGGTAGCGCAATACATCCTTGTCCTGCTCAAGATAGCGCATCTTCAAAGTGGCGCCGTTTGGAAATACAAAGTCGCGGCTGTTGTTTGTAAGCCGTCCGCCCAACGGAAGATACAGTTCCAACGCCCTCATCTTTAATTCTTCAAGCTCCGGCATTGTCCTTCGGAATAGAATACCTCTCCAGTCTTTGCCGTATTTATTTACTCCCGCGTAATAGTCAATCAATAAGAAGTCGCTCTTGCCGCCGCCTGCAGCTCCACCAAATAACAATTCAAACGCTTGTTTCTTCAACGCAAGCGATTGTTTCTCATGCGGCTTCCAAAGTACCGTATTCACAATTCTCTGATCAAAACCTGTCATTTTGCCGATGTTTTTACTCATGAGGCAGCCCCCATGACTTCGTACTCGGCATCTTCACTTTCATCACTTGCGGCTATCTGTGTATTCTTAACAGCAGATTCTTCTTCTTTGTCATTTATATAGACAACCGGATTGACAATCGTATTTCCTTCTACTGGTCTTATTAAATCAAGGTAATTGCCAAATATTGCAAGATATTTAGATCTATCAGCTAGCTTTACCTCATAGCCGTTTCTGGTCTTCTTTATCCCTGTTATGCACATGGCAAGAGGACCTAGTTCTTCAAGTGATTTCTTAAGTTTCCCGTCGTTGTCTATAATGTCCGCAGGATTATAATTTGATAGAATATCAATAGTATTCAGTATTTGAAACTCACTCATTCTGTCTTTCTCATTTTGCAGAGACCGCATGAGTTTCCCTATGGCAGTACTTACTTTAGGTTCGCGCAGCATTCTGGATGCGTTGGATTGTATCGAGGCTTCGGAAAGTGTTTTCCCGGATTTTTCACTATAAACTTTTATATACGCCGCTGTCGCATTAAGGAAGCAAGTCTTATCAGTACAGTAGTATTCAATGAATAACCTCTGCTTACGATTAAGTCCATGCCACCATAACGGCGCTTCCGGGAATAAATCCTGTTCTTTGCTTTTGGTTTCAGCCATAGCCCCTCATCACGAATAATTTCTTTGTGCGTAAATTACTGTGACAGTAGGTTTGGGGCTACTGTTTTATTATTTGTATAATTGTTTATTCATTCCGCAAAGTTTGTCAAGTCTTTTTAGAAAAAAATTTTATTTTTTTTATTAATGTAATAGTGTAATAGTTTTGCCGCCAAAAACTATTTTATATAGCTTTCTTTTTTTTATTTATATAAAATATTATTATATAAAAAGTATTACATTGTTACATTTATTACTGTAATTCCTTATATGATATAGACTTATTTAATGTAATACTCTTAAAGAGAGTATTACAGGGTATTACAGTCCTACATGTAAAAGCACGCAATTGCGTACTTTTCGACTTCTTCTATAATCAGAAGAGGGCGCGCAGTTTGTGAAAAATATTAAAAAACGGCTAAAATGTAATACTCAAGACATAAGTACTACATGGTTTTGGGGGAGAAAATAAAAATTATTTTGTTTTTTATGCAGTATACAGGGGGTTCTACCCGCCGCCCTTTGCCTGCGGCGGACTTGTCTGCTGTAGTATTGGCCGGGGCTTCAGTCTTATGCCCTGGTACAATATACCGTCTTCGGTTCTCTTCTTATTCGGTACATGCGTTGTAAGGTACTCGCCAAATTTATTCTTTGACATTTTCTTCCTTACACCCTCGTCATCACACCACTTCCGGAAATCTTCGTACAAGTCTGATGCGGCCTCACTCTTTCCAGGCTCCGCGACTTCAGTCCTTTCTTTCTTCCAACGGCCAACAAGGTCCTCACTCTCTATGTATTCCTCGCTCGCCTGATCTACTACCTTGCATTCCGGGAACGCTTTTGGACCTTCTCCGTTTTTATAATACTGTTGCGCAAACCAAATAAGCAGCGAAAGTATCTGCTCACCTTCCTCTTTATACATATTCTTCCCGATATTCGGATCGTCTTCATCATCAGAAACTATATAGTCAAACGGCACCATGCGGATACGCCGGCGCACCGCAAGCCCGGTATCCTTCAGTGTCAACCTGGGATTCGAGCCTATCGCTATCTTGCAAACGGGAGAGAACTGTATGCTTTTCATATGTTTCCGCCTTGCGGTTATCTGTTCGCCCGATACAATCGATTTTAACTTATCCATTTTTAAACGCCCTTCCGGTGCATCTATAAGTACCGCAAGCCTTTTTCCCACAAGCTCCGAATCATCAAACTGGCTCTGCGTGAAACTTTCAATTACCGTGTCAGGGTGCAATGTCATTGCGTAATCACCAAAGATTTTCAACATTATTTTTAACAATACCGATTTGCCGTTCTTCCCGATCCCGTGAAAATTGACGAAGAACGACGCGCCGGTATCACCTGTAAGAGAATATCCAAAAAATGAAAGTAAGTAAAAAGCCAAATCACTTCTTTGCACACCGTCTTTGCTTGTTATCTTTTTCATAAATTCTTCAAATATTTTAGGTACTCCCGGAAGCTTCCAACCTTTTTCAGTTTTTTCCAACCCCGATGCTTTGCAGCTCGTACTCATTAAAAATAAATCTTCAGGGGTTGATGCCCTCATCTCTCCGGTACGCAGATCGTACATATCCCCCATGCAGTTCAGCTGATACGGATCCACATCAAACATCTTTTGATCCGCCGTAATTGACACATCACTTCTTAATATATTTTTTATAGCACCTATCCCAGCTGACGACAGTATGCGCCGGGCAAATCTTTTCTCTATCGGATAGGTCTCCGTGGTACTCTCGTTTAAAAGCTCTCCAAAATGCGTTATAACGCGCTGTACCGCGCTCTCCGCGCCGTAATCAGTCCATCTGCCTTCATCTTCTTTATAAACCATCCAGCCAATCTGCGGACAGTACCGTATCCACCTTCCGCATGCCTCTACTATCTTATGCACAAGATGCACTTCATTTACATCTAGTTCATCCCATACATCATAATCTTTCGGTATCTTATCGATTATAAAAGCGGCAAGCCGTCCGGCTTCGGACATTTCGCGTTTCTCCGACTTCTTTTTCTTAAGCCCGGTGTTTATGTAATTATTTGTGCTTGCCGCTTTTCTTTTTGCCATTTTTTATTCTTCTTCCCCTTTTATTTCCTCTGTCAGTTTTTCCCACAGATTTAACGGCTGCTGCCAATACTCGCAGCCGTACCCATCAACCGCTTTTACTCTCTTGTTCAAGAGTTCGCACTTTGTGTACGGCGGTACGTCATGGGCAAGTGCACAGTTCCAGCACAGGCGCTTGATCTCCTTCTCCGGACCAAACCCCAAAATGTTCGCAAAAAAATCCGCCGCATTCGGTGCCGGATACAGTCCGTACAGCTCGTTCATGTATTTCTTTCCCCCAACTAAGAGGAAGGCGTTCACGTTTTGAAGTTCCCGCTCAAGCCAGGCCTTCGCCGATGCTATCAGTTCTATCTCCAGCTCGTACTGCGCTTCCCATGCGGTTACAAGCTCCCTTATATATTCGTGCCGCTCTTCTTTGTCCTCTTCGGATTTTGCATTCTCCCGGATACTCACCTTCAGTTCCTCGTACTTTTCCTTCAGTACAATTTCCCTCCGTGAAGATAAATTACCCAGATCAAACGACTCCAGTACCCGCCACAATACCCGGTGCTTGTTACCTTCAAAATGGCGCCATGTTACGCCCTTGTAATATTCCGTTACATGGCGCCAATCGGTGTAAGGATCCTGCGCCAAGATGCAGCTGAAGAATATCTTCTCCAGCCACACCCTTTTTTTCTTAGTCAGCTTTATCGCTCTCATCGCCTATTCCCATATCAGGATCGGGTTCGTCTTCAGCTTTGGGTTTCCCTTTGGCCGTTTTCATATTGTGTTTCACAAGCTCCGCTTTTGGTTTTCCTTTTTTCAGTATCTTGACTACCTCTTCTTTCCCTGTCTGAATATATAAATTTGTATATTCTTCTTTTGTAAGTCCGGAATAATCAAAGAATATATATTCGCCGGGTTCTATTTTTTTTACATCGTCTAAATCGGGCAATTCTTCCCAATCTGCATCGTAATTAAGCAAGAATAGATAATGGAATAATTTTTGAACATTGTCTGTTAAATTCTTGGAAATTTCCATAAAAGATTTATGTCCGGTTAACTTTTCTATATACTTTCCGTACTTAGAATCTTTTTCTGTACATTGCATATAATCTAAAAACACGGGCAAATACTCATGCGGCTTGTCAGATTCAATTCGCATTGTTATTATTTTCTCCGTTAATATTTTTTCAAGATCACCATGGAAATTAATAGCTCCAAATTTGCTTTCATTTAATTCTTTCACAATTTCAGTTACTGCAACTCCCCGCTCATTGGCCACGGCTTCAAGCACTTCACGGCTGTATTTTTTAACAGTATATTCTTTTTCAGTTTTCGTTTCAGGCTTCGCAACGCCTTTCTCTTTATCCGCTTTTTCTTTCGCCTTGTACCCGATGCGCTCAACCGTTATTTGGCCGTCACCGTGTTCACGAATGCGCCAGCAGGCATCTTTCTTCCTGTCGGTCTCTCCGTGGGTAAACTCGTATTTGGCAGGCTTCAGTACATCGCATTTAGTGCCATTGAATTCTATAGAGCTTGCCTTCTTGTACAACTCCGCAGGCACTCCCTTGTCAAACAGTATCTTGTAATCCGCCGGCGCCGTACCGGATTTTATCTGCTCGTTCAGGGCTTTTTCAATAGCAGCATACCACTTCTTGCGGTAGCACTCGGCATCAAGACATACATCATCATAACTGTCGTATTCCGTAAACAAACTGTTGTCCGTGTTATGCGTCCGATTCTTGCAGTCCGCACAGCCTTTCATTAGTTTTTTGATTTTGTATTTCTGTTTTTTTTGCACGAAAGCCACGGCAGTGGCGCCATTTGTTTTATCTTTTTCATCATAAATATCTGGATGATCCTTCCAATTCTCCCAGTCTATACTTTGCTCCACATAAAAATCGTTTTGATCATCTTCCGGAAGCTCCGCTATAATGGCTGCGGCTTCTATGTCCATCATATTTTCCCGGAACACGATCTTCAAATCTTCAGTCAGCCGCATGAGCCGCAGCCGTTTGTAAATATCCTGCGGGCTTCTCGCATACAGTTTTGCAATTTCCTTCACCGGCAGCCCTCTGCATTCCAATTTAAAAAACAGCGCCGCCTCGTCAAGCGGGTGCATCGCCTGGCGGTTCACATTTTCCGCAAGCGCGATATCGTCATCGCTCCTGGGATCCTCAACCGGAATAATAGCGCAGTTAACCTGCGCATCGTTATTCCCCTTGGCAAGTTTCCGGACCGCCGCTATCCGCCGGCGCCCGGCAATGATCTTGTAAGTTCCGTCGCCAACTTCCCTCACAACCGGCGGCTCAATAACCCCAACCTCTTTAATGCTGTTCACAAGCTGTTCAAAGCCCTCGTCCTTTGTGTACTTCCGGTTGTCCTCACTGATAATTTTTTCCAAATAAATCGTTTTCATACTTTACTCTCCTTGCTTTATTTTTTCGCTCCTACGGAGCGTACTCACCCTTTGTGTTCTTTATCATTTTTTTCTCTTGCTCCTTAAAAATTTTCATTGTAGTTTTAAACAACATTTTACTAAAAAGTTTTACTTTTCTTTTACTAAATGTAGGACATAGTGATGTATTCTTACAAAGAAATTGTTTCGTTTTTGTTTTTGTTTCCAGTTCTTCAAAAGAAATGTGTTTATATTTCATTCTTTTTCCCTCCTTGTTTCACATATTCTTCCCGGAAAGGTCTTAAATCATTACCACAAAACGGACAATAGTTTAATAAAATGCCGTTATCCTTTGGTTTCTCCCTGTAGACAACACCAATAGTTTTGAAACCAATACTAGGCGCTTTAGTCATTATCGTTAAAAAGCTAAGTCCTTTTGGCATACCATTTGTTTGTGTGTATTTTTTAAGTGTTACGCAAAAGTCTTTTTCTTTACTGCATGGGTGATATTCTTTTTCTTTCATTCGCTCCCCCTTATTTTCCGCTAGTATCGGCATTAGCTTTTCTCCTTTAAAATCATCTAGGCTCAATCCCTTGTTCCGCTAATTGCTTTTGCACATGCGCAATAATATCAAGCATCTCATACGCTTCATCATTATCCACAGCACATTCCCTAACGCCATTGAATGTTATTCTTTTCAAAAATTGAGCGAATTGCCATGCCTGTCCACACATACCGCCGCTGTCTTCCAAGTTTATTGTTGCTGTCATACTCTCACCCTTACCCTTGTCTCTTGCTTAGGCAAAGTCCTGCCGCTCCATTTCACATAAGTCCCGACAAACGGAAACTTTGCTTCAACCTCGCAAATCTTCTTTGATACAAAATTCCAGTTGCGGAGCATCGTCTTAGGCAGCCAAAATTCCTGCATCTGCTCCGCGCCGTCATGAAGCATTACAACGCAGCGTAGCAGTACCGCTTTCTCTGTCTCCTGGACAAACTCAAATTCCTTCATCGCATCAAAACCAAAGTGTTTCCAGTATTCCCGGCTTGCTATGTGGTACGCCTTCCACCCTTGCTTAGTCAGATCTCCGTCAGCCTTAAGCCACCGCTTTTGGATCCAAAACGGAACCGCATTGTGATTAACCAACAACGCTTTTTCAGTTTCTTTTTCAATGTGCATATTTTTCTCCTTTCAGAATTTAACCTTCCCGGAATGTTTACCGAAGACCTCGTTTAGATTATTAGGCTCGTTCAACGAACGATTAATGCCCTCATCCCGGAAAGGTTATGGATCGTAGTGGAATTGAACCACTTAACAGGGACCTGAAAGGAGAATTACAACCCTGTTTTTGCCTACCATCGGCAAACGATCCTTAATTACCAGGCATAACTCCGCCTGGCGGGAGCCAATTATTTAGGAGGAACTCTTTTTCCTTCTTCGTGAATAGGGAAACCCCTTGTCATGCTTCTTAGGCCGGCGGCTTCCTTTTTCTGCCCACTCTAATAACGACAGGGCAGTAAACCCAATAATTAATAAGACGATCAAAATAATGACTTCCATACGCTTTCTCCTTTTCTGACAAAAAACCCCTTAGAGGTTGTCCCAAACACAACAACTCCAAGGGGATATACAAAAAGCCCTAAAAAGGGACTTATTGCCTCTGGATAGCCGTGTTTGGGAGCGGCTACTGTCTCAAAAGCACTGTCTCAAATGACAGTAATTCGGTACAGGATAAGGGATTAAGGCGGGATTTGGACGCCATATATAGGTATCTAAAATACTTAGTTTTCTAAGTGTTCTGGGGGCAGTCCGCTTATCTGGAGAGCAGACGAATGTCTGCGGTAAAATAATTTCATCTCCAGCGGCGAACGAAGTGAGCCATGCGGACTGCAATATATATTCAAGGAGTTAGTATTATGAAAACTAACAAAAAATTTAAAGCGAGCGTGTTCTCGTCCCTTTTCTCTGACCCCGATATTCTTCGGGAACTGTACTGTGCCCTAGAAGGCG